AAGGCAGCAAAGGAAAGAATCCAGAAACTTAAACAAGCAGAAGTAATAGACATAAAAGATGAGCACTAAAGGAAGCGGACCCCGTAAGGGACACAACGCTGAGAAGCAGCGTAAGAACTACGACTGTATTGATTGGAGTAAGAAACCATCTGCACCCAGGACGGAGCAGCCTCGTTCTAAAAGTACGGGGAAGCTTGCTTCCCCTGAAAGTAAGTAATGCCGATTAGCTTTACAGAGCACCCGATCATTCGGCCTCCTACAGACGAGGAGATAGTCCTGCTTGGTGAGCAGGACCCTAAGCTATTGGCTGCACTGCACGAGGCTCACGAGGGACGTATACAAGCAGCTGAGGAAGACCCTATACGCTACGGCTTTGACCTAGCGGGATGGGACAGAATACGTACGGGATTACGTACAAAGAATGAAGTACTTGCACTAGGTGGCAACAGATCGGGCAAGACTACTGGCTGCGCCAAGATGCTAATGGAAGCCGTCACGGAAAGTATGGACGGGCATATCGTATGCTTCTCTCAGAACGCAGATACTTCTATTAAGGTACAGCAGGCAGCAGTATGGGAGATGATGCCAAGGGAGTTCAAGCGCAAGACCAAGAGTGTAGACGGATACATTAACTACTCTATGCAGAATGGCTTTACAGCCTCTTCGTTTATTTTTCCAGATACTCGGACCCGTGTAGACTTCAAGACTTACACGCAGTACAGTAATAACCAGACAATCCTGGAGGGATTTGAGTTCGGGTTTAAGAAAGCATTAGGGTTGAATATCGGCGCATGGCTTGACGAATATCTAGGTGACGCTGCACTGGTCAACACCCTGCGATTCCGTTTAGCTACCCGTGACTCCAAGATGCTTATCGGCTTTACGCCGATTGATGGATATACGCCATTTATATCTGAGTACCTAAAGAACGCCGAAACATTAAAGACTAGACCCGCTGCTTTACTCAAAGATAAAGCAGTACCAATTGAGCAGTACAGCCCTGGTAGAGATGCAAGAGTTGTATACCTGCACTCAGACGAGAATCCTTTTGGGGGTTACGAGCGCATAGCTAAAGACTTAGTCAACCAGCCTGAGTCAGAGATAATGGTACGTGCCTACGGCGTACCAGTTAAATCAGCAAATGCTTTGCTTCCTTACTTCAATACAGAGGTAAACGTACTTAACGAAAAACCCAACAAGTACAAGATGGAGTTCCCCGACATTTCGGATAAGTTGGAGTTCACCTGCTATCAGGTAGTTGACCCTGCTGGGGCCAGGAACTACACAGCTATTTGGGCAGGAGTAAATGACCTAGGGGAAGTATACATCCGAAAGGAATGGCCAGACCGTGGCACCTATGGGGAATGGGCAATATTTGGGGACCCCAAGTGGAGATACGGCCCTGCATCTAAGAAGGTTGGCCTCAATGTAGAGGGATACTGCGAGCTATTTAAAGAGATTGAAGAGGACCTGGGTATTGAAGTAATAGAGCGCATAGGTGACTCAAGGTTCTTTGCAAAGGAGAATGAAAACAATGATGACCTGTTTACTTCATTCTATGACTTTGGTCTAAGCTTTGTGCCGTCTAGCGGAGTAATGGAAGAGCAGGGCATTACTGCCCTCGACGATTGGTTTAACTACAATCCAAATGCAGGAGTAGACCTATCAAACCGCCCGCTGTGCTACATACACGAGGACTGCGGAAACTTAATAGACAGCCTAATTAACTATAATTCTCAGGGTAAATCAGACGAAGCACTAAAGGATTTCTTCGATGTGATCCGATACCTAAGAATGTCAAACGGAGGAGAAGGTCCAGACTTTATGTCTGACTTTTCTATGCAAGCAACCAGAACAAATAAAGGAGGATACTAATATGCCTAAGAAAAGAATTACAACAATAGCAGCAGAGAACGAACTAGAACTAGAATACCTCGTAGGGTTAATAGAAGATAAACTACCAGAGGATACTATTACTGGAGTCGGCAAGGGAAGATGGATTAATGAAGAGGGACAGGCAATGCTTGACAAAGCAATTGACATTCCTGAGCTTACACCTAAGATTCTTCGTGGGGTCGTGCACTCCAAGGCACCAAACAGAAGTTACCTGTATGTCTACATTAAGGAAATTCAAAAGAAAGTACCAGTGGTTATTCCAAGAAAACTTGAGAATCATTTACTCCCTGGGAAGAATGTCAACGTAGAGGTTATCACTGATGACGTAGGCACCTCTTATCGCTATGTCAGATAAGAATGACATAACTTTAGATCCAGAATGGATCGACGAACAAGTCAACAGGCTTGCTGGGTGGGAGTACTTAAATCGATATGTCAGGCATCAAATCGACAAACCAATGCGTCCAGAGGAATTGTGTGATAAAATTGGAGTTTACAAAGGACATATTCACGACATAAGTAAATCAGTAAAAAAACAATTAAATGCAAAATAAATCTACCTTTGAAGCTTTGACATACGTTGAGGATTCGCCAGACATTTCTGCCCTACGCAACGCATACGATCAAACAGTAAATGAATTAGAAGCTTATTTTGATTTATGCCGTACTAGCTATGACGACCGCCGCAACTGGTGGCCAGGCAAAAGCCGTGATCACCGCAAGCACGGAGCAGATGCTTTCCCTTGGGAGGGAGCATCAGATACCGAAAGCCACGTTATTGACGAACGTATTACTCGTTTAGTATCTTTATTTGTTTCTTCGCTTAATCGCTCAAATATTCGTGCTTATCCAGTCGAGTCCAATGATGTAGCACGGGCAGAGATTGTATCTTCATTTCTTAAGTGGATGGTAACAAGTGGTTACATCCCTCGCTACAAGCGTGAAATGGAGCTAGGTGCTAACTACCTGCTAGAGCGTGGACTACTTATTACTTACGTGGGCTGGCACTCGGAAGACCGCCAATTCCTACAAAAACTTACCCTTCAGCAAATTGCAGAACTAGACCCAAATATTTTTGGGGCTGTGCAGTCAGGAGAGAATGACGATGAACTGGTGTTCATGCTTCAAAATATCTTTGACGGGGTAACAGATAAGCGAGCAAGGAAAGCATTAAAGGATCTACGTAAGTTTGGGGAAGCAGAGCTTCCTACAGTTCGACGTCAGATTGACGCACCAGAAATTAAGACACTGGCACCAGACGGAGATTTCTTTTTCCCTGCCTATGTTACAGATCCGCAACGTGCACCTTACTGCTTTTGGAAAACTTACTATACAGCTCAAGAGCTTGAAAACAAAGTAGCAACAGCAGGATGGGACCCTGATTTTGTTGAATATATTATCGAGCACTTTCGTGGTGTTAATATAGATAGTGTAGAAAGAGAACAGGAAGGCCGCCGCAGTACTAGCTTGACCGATAACGCCTACGAGGCAAATGAACTAATAGAAATCGTGTATGCGTACCAGCGGCTGGTCGATCCTGAAGATGGTTCTGAGGGTATCTACTGCACTGTATTCCACAAGGGATATAGTGGAGAAAACAATGAGGCACCTGCATATGCTAAGCGTGAACTGCTCAATGGATATGAGGACTACCCAGTTGTAGTCACTAAGCTGTCTGAAGACAGCAAGCGTCTATATGATACAACTACGGTCCCTGATATTCTTCGTGGTATCCAGAACCAAGTAAAGGTAGAGCGTGACTCCCGTATTGACCGCAACAGCCTAGCTACACTTCCTCCTATCCTGCACCCAGTAGGCCAGGCACCAAGTGACTGGGGTCCAGGTCGTATGATTCCTTATCGCCGTAAAGGTGATCTGGACTTTGCTCCTACTCCACCAGCTCCTGTTGGCTCAATCGAAATTGAGAAGACCCTAGAGGCTTTAGCTGACCGACTAGTCGGACTAGATGAAACTGATCAAATTTCTAGTGTACGTAAGCAGTTCTTGGTAGATAAGTTTTTGCAGCACAACGCAGAGGTTATGCGTATGGCGTATCGCTGCTTTCAACGTTTCGGGCCAGACGAAGTATTCTTCCGTGTAACTGGTATCCCTGATCCACAGGTAATGGACCGAGGTGACCCTGATGCAAACTTTGATATTACTATTAACTACGATGTACTAAATACAGATCCTAAATCTCAGGAAGCTAAGTTAGCTCAAATGACTTCGCTGCTGCAAATGGATCGCAATGGTCGTATAGACGTAGATAAGTTGCTATCTGTGATGGCCGCAGCTATTGATCCAATCCTGGCTGACTCTGTTCTAGCTCCTGTAGAGGATGCACAGCAGCAGGTAGTCAAGGACGTAACCGATGACCTCACAAAGATCTATGCAGGCATTGAAATGCCTGCACGTCCAAGCGGAGGTCAGATTGCAATGCAGGTCCTACAGCAATACGGACAGCAGCCTGACATCCAGGAGAAGCTTCAGAGTGACGAAGCGTTTGCTGGTCGCTTGCAGAAGTACGCAGGTCAGTATCAGTTCCAGATGCAACAAATGCAGAACGCTGAGATTGGCCGCATCGGTACAACTCCAGCACAGATGGGGGAAGTAGGCACCCAAGATATGCCACAATACTAATATGACTCCAGAAGAATACGCAAATAAACGGGCTGACGAAATGTTATTTCCCAAGCGACTACAGGAAGCAAATGAAATGGCTATGAAGCGAGGTAAAAACTTTGGTTACCAAGTGCGGCCTAAATTATTCCCTGGAGAAATAGAATATTTCAAGAAAAATCCTAATACTCCAGGATATGCTGACTTCGAAAGTGACTCCATTGTGTTAAATCCATTTTCTACATTGCCTGCCGAGGAATTAACTTTTTTGGTGGACAATGAAAGTATTCGTTTAAAAATGAATAAGGATAAGTTTGTTCCGCCTGATTTTAAAATTACCCCAGAACAAAAAAAGTTCTTTGAAGAAACTCCCTACAAAGATAATCCTGTTGCTATGCGACAAACTATTCTTGCTAGGTCGTATAGTGGTGATAATGAATCAATGAAGTATACA